CACGACTGCCCTGACCGGACTGTGGACGAAAGCACAGACAGCCCTGAACGCTGCTATGGCATCAAATCCAATCGGTCTGCTTGTTACCGCAGGGGCGGCACTGGCAGCCTGTATCGGAACAGCAATCCTGCTGACGGATGATGAAGCAGCATCAACAGATCGGCTGACGGAGGCACAAAAGGAAAATATCCAGGCAGCACAGGATGAAATTGACAGTATTAACGAAAAGGCAGCGGCAAGGCAGAAAAATATTCAGGCAGCCACATCTGAGATCGACAATGCAGAAGCATTGTGGGGAGAACTGCAAAAGATTGTTGATGCGAATGGAAAAGTGCAGGCAGGACAGGAGGCAAGGGCAGCGTATATCACAGGTGAGCTGTCCAGTGCGTTAGGTGTAGAAATCAGCCTGAACGATGGACTGATTCAGAACTACAGCGACTTGAAGAAATCTGTCTACGATCTGATTGCGGAAAAAAAAGCAGAAGCCGTTCTTGACTCCATGAAGTCGGACTATGCGGATGCAATGAAAGAGCAGGCAGACAAGGCGGCTGAACTGGCAGATGCTTACGAAAAGCTTAGTAGCAAAAAAAGCAAGATCGCAGAACTTGAGAAGGAACTTGAAGCAGAATCGGCAAATGCTGTAGTAATGGGGTATGATGCCCAGGGCGAAGCTATTGTGCGGAATACTGAAAAGTACGGAGAACTGAAAGAAAAGCTTGAAAAAGCAGGTAGTGGACTGGAAGAATTGCAGGCAAACTTTGACGCTGCCAATGCGGCGATGCAGGATAATCAGAAAGTCATCTCCGATTACAGTAGCCTGACAGAGGCAGCAATGAGTGGAAATACTGATACGATCAACTCTGCACTGGCAGAAATTCAGAGCGGAATTGACACTACTTTGGAGATTGGATCAGAAGCAGCCATCGAGCAGGCCAGTGCAATGACAGATAAGCTTACCAGTATTTTTTCCGCTGAAAAAGATGGAGCAATGCAATTAACCCAGCAGACCAAAGATGGCTTGACGGAGGCAATGGGGATTGCCCTGAATCAGGTCGGAACTGGTGCAGATCAGATCAAGGAAATATTAAAAAATGCCGGTAAGGATGGCTCTGCAAAACTTGTAGCGGCTATGGCACAGGCAAAGATATCCGGTACGCTGAGCACTGAGGCGCAGGCAGGAATGGAAAGCTTTCTGAAAGGATTTTCAGGACTGGACGAAAAAACTAAAGAGACGTGGTCACAGGCGTGGTATGGAGCTTTGGAAGGACTGGAAGGGTTTGAAACGCTGGTTGATCCGGCAGAGCAAGGTGCGGATGCATTCCTGCAAAGCCTGATCACGACTCTTGATGTCCACAGTCCGTCCCGTGCGGTGAAAGAAATCTTTTCGTATGTCTGGCCGGGAGCGGTTGAAGGATTGAACGAAGGTCAGGAGGAACTTACTTCTTCCGGTACTGGCGTGATCTCCCGGCTGCTTGATGCTATGCGGGGATCAGTAGGAGATACGAAAGAAATCGGATCAGGGTTGATGACTTCTTTTAATGAAGGAATCGGATCACAGCTGTCAGTTTCGGAACAACAGGGAAAAGCGAATGCAGAAGCTGCAAAAAGAGGAGCAGGGGCTGTTGACCCGACCTCGACCGGTAGTGCATTTGGAAGATTTTTCGATACAGCGATCGGCAGTTTTGTCGGGAAGCTGTTGACAAGAGGAAAAGGACTGGCAGACAGTGCGAAGCGTGGAGCTGGATCGGTGAATCCGGGAAGTACTGGAAAATCGTTCGGAACAGCATATTCTTCTGCTGTCGGAAGTAAGGCAGGGGATGCAAGGGCAAAAGGAACATCCCTTGCTACCAGTGCAAAAAGCGGAGCAGGAAGTATTAATTCATACGATACCGGGTCTAATTTCGGATCAGGATTTGTTCGTGGAATTGGTGACTGGGTTGGAAAAGCTGCATCAAAAGCGGCAGAGATGGCAAGTACGGCTTATGAAAAAGTCAAGAGCGTACTGGGGATTCATTCACCATCAAAAGTAATGCGAGGAGCGGGGCGTTTTTCTGGCAAGGGATTCGCACTTGGAATTGACGATCAGATTCCGGCTGTAAAAAAGGCTTCAGAACGAATGGCACGTTCGGCACTGAATTCGCTGGACATGGCAGATCTGTCCAATCGGGTGCGGGAGGCGATGGCGGTGAATACAAATAGGATCACCAGCTCATTTGCCTTGCAGAGTACAGAAAAGATCATAAATCAGCAGAGCGTACAGAGTACTATGAGGATTTCAGACGAGGATCTGACGCAACTGGCAACGAAAGTAGGGAATGCAACGGCTGCCGGTGTTAAGAAGATGCAGAGCAGACCGGTATACCTGGGTACGACCCGGTTAGACCGGGAACTGCCGAAAGGAGCGGTGCCGAAAATATGATAAGAGAAGCGTATTACATAAATTCAAAAGGAGTGATCCTGAATTTTCTTGTTGATCCGTATTATACGGCAGAAGCAGACTGGTATGATTCCGAATGGGATGAGACTGCAAGCGGATATCAGAAGACGGTACAGGTGGATGTATATGGCAGCGGGGAAGGTCTTGCGAAAAATATGGAAAAACTGTACAGCGTGCTTGCTGTAGATGCAGATCTCGGAGTACATGGAAAATTGTACGTCAATGATACATTTCTCTCCTGCCGTGTGGAGAAGTCAAAGAAGTCGAACTGGAAAGGGTTCGATATGGCAGAGGTGGAGCTTACTTTTACAGCCCCATCCTTGTCATGGATGACAGTGGTAAGTCAGCAGCTTTTTCCGCAAAGTCAGATGACAGCGGCAAGCGGGCTGGACTTCCCCTTTGATTTTCCTTTTGATTTCGCAGATGTTCGGGCGGGGACGGCTGAATTTGAAATTGACCATCCCTCTGCATCAGATTTTAAGATGACGATATACGGACCTTGCACAAATCCGAAGATATTAATCAACGGATACCCGTACGAAGTCAGAACCACACTGGAACGCAATGAATACATGATTATTGATTCCGCAGAGCAGACAGTATATAAATATCTGACAAATGGAACTGTATCCAATCTGTTTAATGAACGAGGTTATGAATATTCCATTTTTGAAAAGATCCCAAGCGGTCTCATCCGGGTGAACTGGGCGGGAACGTATGGGATAGATTTGGATATCTTCCCGGAACGGAGGGAAGCAGCATGGTGATTTTGGCAGATGCACAAAGAGAAATCGGAAGTCTGAAGGACGCAAATGTTGAATTTGATGTCAACGACAAAAAGATGTTTACAGTGCAGATTGCACGCTGCTACTGGACACAGTCGCTGACATTTGATGCGTTGGTGTACGTCCCGGATACGGAATACGGTGGAATCATAGGAAGTGTATTGACCGATACAACTCTGGATTACGTGGAATTGAAAGGCTATACATGGCGTGGAATGCTGGAGCATAAAATTATCCAGCCGCCAGCCGGAAGTGATTATAAAAAAATATCCGGGGAACTGAATGAAGTGTTGAAGACGCTGATCGAGCCGGAATTTGACGGACTCTTTGTAGTAAGCCAGGAGAATACCGGGGTGTCTGTGAGCAACTACCAGTTCGACAGATATTGTACCTTGCTCGATGGAATTGTAGAAATGCTCGCAAGTAAGGGGTACAGATTAGAGATCCGGCACAAACGAGAGGAAGGGATTCCCGGATACGTTCTGATCAGTGCCGTGCCGGTTGTAGATCATTCGGATCAGGTGGAATTATCAAAAGACTGCAGCCTGAACTATACGATGAAAGACAGTCGGAACGGAATCAATCATCTGATCGTAGCTGGAAAAGGGGAGCTTGCTGATCGTACTGTATACCATCTGTATGTCTGGCCGGACGGATCTTTTCGGGAAGAGCCTTACTATACAGGATTGAATGAGATTGCAGAGGTGTACGAAAATACGTCAACGGAGACAGCGGAGCTTAAATCAAAAGCAGTGGAAAAGTTGAAAGGGATCTGCAATAAAAAGACATTCGATATGGATATCGAAAAACTGGGAATTGATGTGGCAATCGGTGATGTCATCGGTGGACGAGATTATCTGACCGGCATGACGATGAAAAAATCTGTCGGAAATATCGTTTACAGTGTCACAAATGGAGTTATATCAAAAGAATATAAATTGGAAGGAGATTGAACATGGAGATAGTATCAGGAAAGACTGGCAGTCCTCACGTTACCAGCCAGCAGTTCCGTCAGATCCTTGAGGGAACGATCGGGCAGGGGAGCTGCATTCTGACTTCCGGGGAAAATCTTGAACCGGAATTAACATCGAATAATCTGCTTAAGATCCGAAGTGGAATCATGGCACATCACGGGAATGTATCAGCTGTGAAGATTGGTACTTATGACGAGGTCACGATCACGAACGGAACGCAGGGAATGAAGAGAAAAGACCTGGTCGTAAACCGGTATACCCGGAATAAAGAGACCGGTATCGAGACAAATGAATGGCTGTATATTATGGGAACGCCAACGAGCGGGACACCTACAGTTCCTGCATATACAAAAGGGAATCTGCAGGAGGGTGATCTTGTGGATGATTGCCCGGTATTTGAGATTACGTTGGAGGGAATCAATGTGACGGGAGTGAAAAAGTTGTTGGATGTGTTGCCGTCAATGGATACAATTCAGCAAGATATGATCCCGTCCACAGAAACGCTGAAATCAGGAGTACGATTACAGCGGATGGGAAAGTTAAGAATCCTGAATCTTGTGGACACCAGTTCCGCAGCAGACGGAACAATCGTTAATCTTGCGGCGAGTGACCGTCCGGCAAATTATGTTTTTGCACCAGCAATAGTCAGAGGGCAGACCTATCCGGATTTTTTCATTTCCGTGACACCAGTTAGTGCAGGAACTGGAAAAGTAGGACTTTTTCGTGGAGCCAATGTGCAGATGCAGTATAACGGCTATATCTGCTCACAGATTGCGTGGTTGGTAGATTAAGGAGGAAAAAGTGTAAATGAAACTTATATACAACGATGGCACAGATCTGCAGATCCAGTCAGCATCCATCCAGTGTGACGGCACACTGCTGATTAAGACCGTGTCAGCCACGGAAGAGGATCTACGGGCAATGTTTGGGGACACTCTAAAAACTAAGAAGATGGTAATATCAGAGCGTAGTCAGACAGTCGGAGAATATGAGGGGTATACCACTCTTGAGGGAATCACTAAATATACAGCCGGTATCACGGGCATCATCCTGTCAAAGCCGGGAGAGACAGTGGCAGAAAAGATGGACGCACTGATCCGGGAGAATGCAGATTTAAAAGAACAGGTGGAAATGTTGAAAGGATGCATCTTGGAAATGTCCGAACAGGTGTATCAGTAAAATGGTAACTCTATTAACCAATATATTCATATTAATGCAAAATGCAGGAGGTAAAGAAATGATGGCAATGTTATGGGCACAGCAGATTATCTTAGGAAAGAAGACGTATGGACAGGTTCCACGGCTCTTAAAGGACAAGGTAAAAGAGATCCTGGAGGATTCCGGTATGACGGAGCTTGTAAAAGAGGATGAGGAAAAAGCATGAAAATCAAAGTAGTAAATCAGCGGCTCTATCTTGAGCCGCCTGAGACAGCAGAGGGAACAAGGGAGTATCTGAAAGCAGAGTTCAGCTTTTCAGAGGAATGGGATGGAACCGTAAAGACTGCTTTCTTCCGGGGAGCGGATGGGGAAAATCATCCGAAACTTCTGAAAGATGATACCTGTATCGTGCCAGCAGAAGCTCTTGCCGTACCGGGACGGGTCGGGGTATCCGTATCCGGTACACTGGGCGATACGGTTATCACGACTGATATCAAGAGTTTTTCTGTACCAGCAACCTTAAGCGGTGGCACTCCATCAGATCCTGAGCCGACTGTATGGCAGCAGATTCTTGACAAGGTGGACGAGACACAGCAGATTGCCCAGTCAGTCCGGGACGATGCAGATGCCGGAAAGTTTGCGGCTACCGCTGAGATGGTAGAACAGGCAGTCAGCGTATTTATGGCTGGATTTTCACCGGAAATGCACCGGAACATCTTCCGGGGAAAATCCTTGGGCGAGTCGATCACGGCAGAACAGCTGGAAGTCATCCGGGATGGCAGCTTTCGGGATCTATACGTCGGCGACTACTGGGAGATAAACGGAACCAAATACAGGATAGCAGACATAAATTATTGGCGAAATGTAGGTT